CTAATTTCCTCTGCTAGGCCCATATTAAGGGGCCAGTGTCATCCTGATTAACGACACTCCTGGGCAAGTCTCAGTAAGAACTTACCCACCGAATTTTTATGTTGACGAACTCGGGACGTCCAGCACGTTCCAAGTGATCCTCGTTAACGTAAGAATCCACCTTTTCAGGGGCCTCACGTTTCAAGAAAAACTTGAGGAGGGCACCATAGTCATCCAATTTATCAGTTGGAATCCTATGACCGACAATAGCTGCCTTTACAACTGGCATCTGTAAATCGGAATGCATTTTCTCAGTTTGGTAACCGAGAAAACTGCGTTTGCCTAATCCAGGCGAGAGCTCACCGGTAGCCGGGAAGGGGATCAATCCTTCGAGAAGGCTATCCAGGTATCTAACCGCGCGCCAAAGACCCGCCTCATAGAGGTGGTTCCTTAAGGCAACCGTAGATACAATCTCGTCGACATGCTTCCGTTGTGTAGGAAGCATACGCCGAACACGTGTTATTGAAACATCGTGTCCGTTGTAATACTCCTTACCGCAACTTTCCCGGAATTTACCATTCCAAAAGGATTTGCGTAGATTGACCTTAAATCCAAAAGATTCAAGGCAATCGACAACGGAGCGCGTGTATTTTACAGGGACAATTATATCGTCTCCGTAAACACGCACCTGGCCAAAAAAGGATTTTATATCCTTTTTGGTTAGATGGCGCCTAAGCTCTCGCTCAATGCCCATGAAGACAACAGTCAAAAAGACCATTGCTTCAAAAGCAAAGCAGAGAGCTGAACCCATCGACGCGAACTTAACCAAATGGATCTCTCCATGGTTAGGAACAGCAGCCTTCCGGCTACGCACCGCTTGGACCGCCTGATCAAGGGCGGGCCAATCACGGAGCATCAGCCGTACATGCTGATTGGAAACGCGGTCAGAAGCTTCACTCAGATCGAGTGTAGCAAGATCTCCAAAAAGAGATCCTGCCTTAGCCATTTCCTGATTAGGGATCTGGTCAAGGCTACTGAGAAGAGGTTTCAGGATGTAACTCCTGTTAAGCTCTTCCGTAAATTGCTCAAGAAGGGCCTGCTGCATATATTGCATGCAGGTCGGTTCGATCGCAATAATACGAGGCGTTTTCAGCGTTTTTGGAACGGCTATGACCCTTACAGGTCTTTCGTTCCAGGGTTCACGGATGTTAATTGCAGCCAAATTATCTTCCGATAATTGGAGACTGCTAGAGAGGAACCGCTTATGCGGGAAAACCTCCTCCAGTCTGTCCGTCCACTCCTTCTGACGATACTTACCATTACTGGTAAGTCGTTCAGCGGTGGACCCAGGACCATGCTTGGGGACAACCCAGCCTAACCGTTTTTCAACGGAGCTGAAAAGATCCCCAAAGAGTAAGGTACTCAACCTTTCATAGTCACGGACTAAGTCCTGATTACGAAAGAAGTTGCCAGTACTCCTTATAACATCCAATTCACACTCAATAAACTGAGCGAAGGCTGCATCCTTCCTGTCATCACGACAAGGAAGTTTAATCTTTCCCATCATCAGAGTAATCTGACGCAGGGCAAAGATAGCATCTTCGCTGGGAATATCGAGTAGGCGCCCATCACCACGGTTAAACACAAGATCAAGGAAACCCCCGAGAAATCGAGGGAGACCTCTCTGAAACGCAAATGAGCGGAACAGAGTGTGATCCACAGAACCTAGCTCAAGAGCTCTTTCGAGATCTTTTGCAAAGTCCGGTAGGGTGATCGTTAAAAACGATCTACCTTCGTGTTTAACACGAGTCTTGATAGTTTTTATATCAAGACTGGTGCTAACGCAACATAGTGTGCCCATATCATGGACAACACTAGTGAGGAGTAACATAAGGCTTTTCAAGAGCCCTCCTTAAATGAGGTGTTCTTCCATAGCCATGCTGTTACTAATCCATCAATTCGGAACAAGATTCCACGTCAAAAAGACATAGAATACCGCGTTCAAAGAAATGGAGATACTCAGAAGAGTACCCATAACAATGAACACACCAGAGACAGCATTACTGTTGTCTCCGAGTGATCGGTGTTTTCCTGTCCCTGTCATCCTAGATCTCTCCGCCCAAAAGCTGAGTGACCTTGGCACCAGAAGAAGCAGTAAGGTATGCCGTCAAGGCATCCACAATCTGCTTCTGCTCGACCACTGTATATCCCTGCTTAGGAACATCAACGACGATGTAAACACTCATCGAACGAAGAACGTTCTGTGCAGCGATAAGGGGGTCGGCAGCATACTTCTGGTGATCAAGACGGAGCTGACGACGCGTACGCGCACCATACTGGTGCGATACGCTCAGCTTAACCGTCGCGTCATCTTTGGTAAAATTACCAGAGTCGACGCCGCTGCTCGTTCGCGGAAGCGATTGAGCTACCGCGTTGATAGTGACTGACTGAGGATCGGCGAAAGCCATGGCATTACTCCAATTTGTTTACGCCACCCTTTTGGGGTGACTTAAATGAACCAGATGCAGAACAGCACCTGGACTCCTATCTCAAGGAGTTTGGCGTCTTGGTTAAACCCAAGGCAGCCAATATGGCCCAGCGTTCCAGCGACCAAGTCGCTGGATCTAGACCGAACCCATAAGGCGTTGCCCGTATTCTCCTTTTCCGTGTTACCACGGTCTTACGAGATACGGGTCCCAGCACGTCAGAAAAACCGTGCGGGGACGCTATGACCTCATTAGTCACTATATCAGTGACCATTAAGTATCCATAGCGCATAACGAGACCATCCGTCTGGAATGCCTCAATATTTTCCAAAATCTGGCCAATATTGAACACCCAGTCGGCTAGCCAGCTCCATGGCTGCAGTTCCCAAAGGACTTCAGGCGAAAGCCTGGCTCCAACTAGTTTCCTAGCTAGAGAAGCGTATAACGCCATCTGCTGGGCGGGATCAATCCCATCCGGAAGATAGTACGTATACTGTCCTTTGAACCAGATCTTACGATCATGGTTAACTGTTTGCCAGAGTCTCCCATTTTGTTTCCACGTAGTATTTGTGAAAACATCATTAGAATTCACGTCAATACCACTAAACAAGTTCGTCGTAGACGAGTTGTTAGTGATACTAACATTGGTGTGAATCTCGGGAAACTCATATTGCCGACGCATTCCTTTGCCAGAATTGGCAAGGTACTTCTGAACAAGGTCGTTAGACCTGATAACAGAAGCGGCAATGCTTTCGATGTCTTTGATCAAAGGAGTCCATCCGAAGACTGAGTTCAAGTACTCTTTTCCCGCAGAGCGGGCAAAAGCAGCACGAGACTGCAGACTGAAGAGAACTCCAGGTATGGAAGGAATTCCATGCACTGATCGAAGCTCACCTAGAGCATTTGCCATATCGGCAACCGGTTTATTAGGCACAGTGCGATTTATCGCGGCTGTCCCATAGTACGTGCTATCAAAAGCAGGTACTGGGGCAAACCACGTTTGAGTCGCAAGGTCGGCACTATTTCGAGGAATCAGCGGACCTCTAAATCTAGAGAGTCCTCTGCTGAAATCCACGAGAGGATGTGACAAATGCCACTCCTCCTTGTAAGTGTCGAACGGATGACCCGTATCATACGGGGAATAGCCAAGCCAGTTATTAGAGATAAGATCTCTATACTGGGCAGAGGCAGCATCGTCGCCTGTAACCGAATCCGTACCACGACTTCTAAAAGAAGTGGTACTTTGAGTGGGCACACATTGTGCCAGAGTAAGAGGCTGGTTGGTACCAGCATTACTTTTAAGTATTGACGCTCTGGGAAAGTCCGTAAGGACTCTCTTAGACGTAAATATTCCACTCATTTGGAGCTCCTTTTGGGTTCACTGATGGATTGTCCACAGTTCTGCTACACTGTTCTCTATGGACAGGTGAAGGATTGTGTCCCCGTTGCAAAAGCACCGGAGGGTCTCTTTAGGGAGA